ACCTGGAATTTGGGTAAGCATATTGCCAAAGAAAATTTTGGTTGCTTCCGGAGTTTCTTTTGCCACATCGCGCCATTTCTTCAAAAAATCAGCGCCTGCTGTGTCACCAGCATTTTCCTTTGCCGTAATTTGTTGGTCCATCAGACTAATGGCAATTCCTGGCTGTTTTGATTCAAATGCAGAAAAGATTTGGCCAGACTGTTGCAGTGCTGTTTTCTGACGCTCCTCTGTCAACATTTCAAAACTCTTACGCACAGCCTCGGCCTGTGGTCCTGGCAGCATCATGGACAGGTTTGCGTAATCAGCAGCAGTGGCATTGGGGCTTTGCAACTTTGCAAATCTTTCTTGGATTAGCTTCTGCTGTGCTGCTTGTTGAACTTGCTGCTGCTGTTTGAATTGCGCGTCTTGGATGCTTGTGCCAGCTTGGAAAGCACTCAAGAATGCTTGTGTCGGGTCGGCAATTTGAACGCCGTAGTCAATGGGTGCTGGCATTAGAATTTCCCCAAACTAATTGAAGTTCTTGCTTGAACCATGATTAAAACCCTGCCCTTCTGCCGCCATAAGCACTACCCAAACCAATGCTATATCCATCGTCAATAACAGGCGGTGCAAATCTACCACCTAAACCGCTGTAAATACCAAGCCCACTGGCAAGTGCCGTTGGGAATGCGCCATATGCCCTGCCTTGGGCAATTTCGCCGCCAGCCTGGGCCGCACCTTGCTGGCCAAGCAGGTTGGCTATGTTTGCGCCTTGTGTTCCATAAATATTGCTAATATTGGTTCCTGCTGCTGTTCCAGCTGCGCCGACACCGGCTGCTGATGATTGACCAAGTGTTGCCAGCCCACCTAATTGACCGTATTGTTTTTCAATCAAGTTTGACAGCAAGGCTGGCCGAAACTGACCAAGTGCGGCTTGGATGTTGCCGCCACGTAGACCACCAGTGGCCGATGCACGCTGCAGTAAAGATTCTTCTCCCTGCTGGGCCAGGGCTTTAAATTGCTCGCCGCCGCTGATGCGCTCAATGGCCGCACGCTCGGCTTCTGGCCCTCTGAGGCCAAGCAATGCTTGCTGCTGTTCAACTGCTGGTGCGCCAGCAGCAACAAATGGCTGCAATATTTTCTGTACTGCATCAAATTGCCTGCGCTGTTCATCAATGGCAGCTTGGGATGAAACGCCTTGTTGAGCAATCCCTTTTTCGGCTGCTGTGCCTTGTATTTCCGCTGCTTTGCTGGCAGCATTGCTTTGCATAAAGCCCGAGACAATCGTCGCGCCACCGACTGCAATGGCACCCAGAGCTGCTGCTGATAATTCGAATGTCATGTTGATTCCTCCAATTGCGCAGGTTGCACAGCCTCAAGAGACGGTGCTGGCGCTGGAATAGTGAACAAGTCCCACAGGGCTTGCGGGTTTTTCTCGTTGGTCGGGTTGGCGTGGAATGTGGTTATTTCAACATTGGTCAAAGCAATGCCAGCGCGTTTGGTGCCAATTTTGGAAATGCTCATGTCGCCTGGACCAAGGCGCTGTGGGCCAGTGTCTGTGCTGACGATCAGATCGCCTTTGCGCACCAGGAAGAACGATTCTTCTCGGTGGACTGCTCCTGTCAGGATAGTGCCTGCCGGGATGTGCATGGTGCGAGCGTAGAGGCCAGCGCAGAAAGCGTGGTCAATCGGCAATGGCACCTGGGGCAGCTTGAGCAGCTCACCTTCCAAGAGGTAAATGGGCATGTGCTCGGCTGGCACGCCAGCTTCCAAAACCGCAACATGACTCATCAAGAACTCCTGTTCAGGGTGAGCTACTGGCGGCTCGAACGGCTCAGTGCTGGCTATTTTCCCACATTTCGGCATTTGGTCAATCCATTAAGTGATTTCGCGGCCATTGGCTCGGATGGTCAACGATGCGGCTGCACTGGCCACGGTGCTGATAAACCCACTTGGCTCAAGCGCCTGGCCAACCAGCTCGGGGAAGGTGTAGGTCTCATCAGGCGCAATGGCGCGGGTGTCCACGATCAGGTTGGTTACGCCTGCAATGTTTGGGGCGGTCACTAGGTTGACGCTGATCGTCACATTGCCTGCCGTGGTGTTGGTGGCCGTGAATTTGTCAATGATGGCCTTGCAGTTGGTTGCGGTGTACTGCGTGGTTTGGGCGTTCTCGGCCTGTTTTGCTGGGATCATCACCTTGATTGATACGGTCATTGGATACCTCCGATATTGTTTGAAACTGTCAGGATTATGGATGGAATGCCTGGGACTGGGGCAGATGCCGCAACCGCCAAAAGTTCAACGGACAAATCAGTCACTGAAAACATGATTTCCACATAGTCCCCAGCCTTCAGATCAAAAAAGTAATTGAGTGCAGCAAAGACTTCGGCATTGTTACCCTGCAATCGCAACTGGCTTGCGCTGTCTGCTACATCAACTCCATTCAGTCTGAGCCAGATGTAAAACTCCGCAGTGCCGCCAGTTGTTTTATCAAGCTGAATTGAAATCTGAAAATCGTAGATGCCTTCGGTGTCCACCATCACCCTTGAGGTAGTTGACAAAAACACCCCTTGGCTCAAATCAGTCGTGTTAAACGTGATAGCCGTAGCCGTGTTGATGACCGTGGCTGTTTGCGTGGTGGTGTCGTAGAACGATCCATAGCGGCTGCGCTTGAACTCCCGTGGTGGTGGGGTCATTTGCAAACCCTCGACCGCTTTATTCAGTTTGTCTACCAATGCCAGTGCTTGATTTGCTTTATTTTCTGCCAGCGCACAGTTGATTGCGGTTTCTTGAGCAATGAAAGCTAACTGGCTCAAGGCTTGATTGACCTTGGCATTTAGCACAGCGTCTTCGGTTGCGGTTTCCTGTGCCAGCGCACTGATCTGCGCCAGTGCATTGTTGGCGTTGGCCGCTGCCGTGTCTGCCTGGTACTCGAAGTCAGTGCCGACGATAACCTGTATCGTGTCAACTGTGGAAAACAGCAGCTCAAACTGCCTGATCTGTTGCTGGTCGGTCAGGAACGCCGCAAGCTGATCTCGCGTCAGATTGAGTTTGCGGGATGTTGGTGCCGTGGCCATTAGAACGCCAGTGGCTCGATCTGGGCCTCAAGACGGATGAATGACACATGGGCATCGCTGTCGCCACGGAAGCGTTGGATGCGCCAGTTGCGCATGTTGCCCTGCTGGAACCACGCCAAGCGCTTGTTGGACCCTGTGGTGCCCACGCTGATGCTGCGCTCTTGGCTGTAAGCCTTGCCATCCACGCTGTAGCTGGTGCTGATCTGGGGGTTTGTGCCAATGGCCACGCTGCCGGTGAGACTGACCAGCTCCAGCTCGTTGAAGATGGCCCCATTGCTTTCGTTGTAGACGATCAGCGTGCCAAACTCCCAGCGCACCTGCTCGCCCCAGTGGTAGCCGGTGTCCTGCACAAAGTAGCCGATGGAGGTAGATTGCGGGTCGCCCACAAGCCACTTGTCGTAAGCCCAGACGATGTTTCTGGCGCGGTACTGTGCAAAGCCTGCCAAAGTGGTGGTCAGGGTAAACCAGACCTGCTCGCCCAATGCCTCAGATGCCGAGGCGTCATAGACCACAGTGCGGTCTGGCAGGTGGACGTAGAGGTGCTGATGCGCCTTGTCGTTGCGTGCTTCCAGCTTAACTGTGACCAGCTGCGCCTCGGTGTAGTTCAGCAGCAGGTTGTCAATCTCCTGCGTGCTGATTTTCTGGGTGGTTGCGGCTGCGCCCACGTAAATGCCGGGGGCTTCGTTTCGGCCACCGCCCAAGAAAGCAATGGCCTGGATGAAGACGCAGCAGGCTTGCGTGCCGACGACACCCTTTTGGATTTGAGCGCCTTCGATGCGTGCAAAGGGAAACAGATCGCCGCCCACGTTGTCAAACACCTCGATGGTGTTGCGGTTGAGCGCATAGACTTCGTTGCGCAGTTTGAGCAGCGCCACCACGGGGTCGGGGTCGGCCTCTGAGCTGCCGTACTTGAACGGATCAACAGCCAGCGGGTTGGTTAACTCGGTGACGACCAGAAACTCGCCATCGGTGCTCATGAAGTAGCCGTCCACCCAGACCACATCCAGCACGATGCCAAGGTCGGGGTCTGTCACTTGCGTGAGGGTGGATGCCACTGGATCCCAATAGTACAGCCTGGTGCCCGATGCAATGGCCAGCAGGTCAAAGCTGTAGTCGAAGGTAACCAACCCAGTCACAGGCCCACCTACATCGCCCAGGATAGTCACAGTGCCTGCGCTGTCAATCTCTACCAGCTTGGTGCCCATGACACGATACAAACTGCCCTGAAAGTTAATGCCGCCTCGGTCAATGCCTGGGCCTGTGCCGTTGGCCACAATGCCATCGCCTGGGCGCAGGAATCCATTGCTGATGCCAGACTTGATGGGCACCGGCACCATGTTGACCGGATAGCTGG